CTCTTCCTCCCACTGAATACCGAAACGTACGAATACGGTGTACTCAATGGTGTCCTTCTTAGCCTTGTACTCACGGTTTACAGTGATGTCTCGCTGGAAACCCCATACACGGTTCTGAGGGAAGGTTAGGTCGACGTAACCGTTTGGGTAGTAAGGAACCTCTTGGACCTCAATACCTAGAACACGGGTAGTACGTGCAGCACCAAATGTCTGGTCAGCACCAGATAGGTAACGCTCACGACCAGCTGGTGTACCTGCTGCACCTGCGTGAGTGCCAAAGGCCTCAGCAATTGCGTCTGCAAGTGTACCATTGTTCTTTACGATACCCTGGAATGCGTCAGTACCTGCGTAGAACTTAAGGTTGTTCTTAATTGCACGGTACTTGCGTGGCATAGCCAGAATGATGTTCTGCATAACCTCTGGAGTCCAACCATTGTTGGTTACAGTAACGAGAGACTCGTGTGAGTCTCCGTTAGTCTGGTGCTTGTTGATGAATCCTGGCATAATTGACAGGAATGCATCAGTACCAGTACCAGTACCATTAATAGCTAGGTCTTCGATGTCATTTGCAAATGCATTTGTCATCAAACGTACTAGGTGGTCCTCAAGGGCTGAACCCTCAATGCCATCCTCTAGTGCTTCGGCTGAAACCTCCCAGTCCAAACGGATCTTCTTGGTTGTCAACTCGACCTTGGTAAACTGTGCACCAGTGTTGGTGTAGTCACCTGTTGCCTGTGCAGCTGCACGAATAACACGCTCGCCTACGTTAACCTTCTCAAGCTCCATAGTATTAGCTCGCATGGTTACACGGCGACCATCCTTGGCGAGAACTGTAGCGTCCCAAACATAATCGATAAATCTACGGGCCTGCTCAGGGCGTAGAATACCACTACCTGCATCACCCGAAGGATTTACGGCATTTGGACCACTTGTAACACCAAAGTTTGCTGTTGGGATGTTTCCTAGTGTGTCTGCACCAGGGTTGGTTACACCACCAACGCCACCAGAAGCAAAGGCACCCTCACCGTTATACAAACCTGAGTCAGCACCTGCTGCGTCTGGATTATTCTTGATAATCTCTTCCGACATATTGTCACCTCCTAAGTGATTTTACTTAATTAAATAAGTCGGCAGTTTTGAGGAAACGACCGCCCCATAGGGATTGCTCAGACTTTTCTATCTGGGCATCTTCCTGTACGATCTCGCCAAGATCGCCAGACTTGCGGAAAGCGGTGTCGGCCTCAACAGCCTGCATCCTCTTTCCAAATTCATTAACATCACTCTTTGTAGTGTTGACATCGCTCTTTACAGAGGCAACGTCTTGTGACACCACGCCAATTGACTTCTTTAGTTCAGCAATCTCATCACTTAGTGACTTTACAACTGCTGATAGATCGCTAAAGGCTGATGTAATGCCCTCCGAAATATCGGAAACGGCATTAGCGACTACATCATCTGATTTTGATACCTCATCGACTGGGTCAGCTGAGTCAGACTTCTTGTCGTCATACGACTTGTCCTCTTCCTCCATGTCTTCAGACTTCTTGGCATCCTCGTCCATATCTTCGGACTTCTCTTCCATTTCCTCTTCATCCATGTGCTCTGCCTTGTCAACCTCAGCCTCGTCTGCCTTTGCGACATCCTCAGCTACGGCATCTGCCTCTGGAGCGACCTCTGCTGTCTCAACAACTGCAGCCTCGTCGACTACATCTGTGCTTGTTTCATCAGTCATAGGATCTTCCTCCTTTGTCATCTTAGAAAGATTAATGCCTTTAGCACTATCAACTAAGAACTTTATCATTTCTGCTTTTTCGTTATCATTTGTTTCAACGAAACCTATGTTCTTCATTGGGGTACCGCTGAGTGGGCTATTTACAGATTCATCTTTTGATACTGTTACGATACCGTTTTCATCATCCCAGAAAACATTCTCGATATCAACATCTGCAATGTCGCCCTTTACTACGTCTTTGCCATCTACCTTTTCAATTGACACGATATTTGCAAACTGATTTGCAGGGTTGTCAACTAGGGAAAGCTCTACCAAGTCGTAGTCTTTAATAATTCTAATTTGCTTATCCATTTTCTCATCGTAGCCGTCGTCCCACTTGTTCATCTTGCCACCAATAGAAAAGCCAGAAAGGGTTCCATCTGTTACCTTTTCCCAGGTAGCCTGAGCACCCTTGGATACATATGCGGATACGTAAACGCCAGTATAAAACTTCTTTGACTCTGGGTCAAAGTACTTTTCCTCTTTGAAAGCTACCATCTTGCCTACTGCAATTGGCTCGTGCATCTCACGAATGTTTCCACGGAATTTGGCGAATGCCTTTAGAGAAGCGTCTGTAGTGACAATATCATTTTGCTTGTCCACATTATCGAGTGTGGCAAATCCAGAGACGATACGCCTCTCTTTATCAACCTTGCTGAATGGCATTGACAGACGGAGGTTGTCACCGTCTGCAGACCACTGTGCCTTTGATATAGTCATACTAAGCTTATTATATACCCTTTTGTGAATATCTAACAATATTATAACATAATTATTGCTAATTATTCGCTAGAAGAGCCTTCTCCTTGTGCATTTCGTCCTGAAATAGTAGATGTGCTGTCAGAATTGTTGTTTTCACGCTCTGCATCACGCTCTCTATTCCCTGCAAGGTTTGCTCTTGCATCAGTTGCTTGTCTTGCTGACATCTCAAAGAAGTCGTCTGCCTCAGAAAGTTGTGGCAAGCCAAGTTGGTTTCTAGCTTCGTTTCTCGTCATGACCTGGGTCTTAACATATCTTTCGATAATCTGAGACTGTGCTATTTCATCTGTTAGAGTAAGCTCATTAAACTTAAGCTCTAGAACATCTGTTTTCTCACGAACAAGCTTGTTAAGCATCTTCTCAAGATTCTTCTGTGCGGGTCTTGCTACCTGCTCTTTGAATGTCCGATCTTGTGCCAAAGCTGCTGCAATTGAAGAGCTGTCTCCACCACCAATTTTTGATAGCGGAACCTGGTGTGCAATAAGAATGTCTTCTCTATTACGAATTCTGTATTCATTGAACGATGCCTCTTGTACCCCATTTTCAATTGGCTTCATGTCAAACTCTACCTTGTTTGTATCGGAGTCTCCTGGTAGCGGAATGTACAGCGTCCTGTGAGACTGACCACGCAAGTTGGTTTGCAAGAACCTAAAGAGCTTGTCTTCTGCATCGGCAGAAAGCTTTGCACCCTTGAGGGTTACAACATACCTTGGAACAGCCTTGTTACCAAAGTAGTCAATGTTGTACTGTGTGGCTAGCTGATCTCCATGTAGAGATGAGATTGCAGACATGATGTCTGGAATACCATAATAAGTGTTCAGCGGGGAGTATTCCTTGTAGTGAATAATCTCATTTGGCCTTGGGTCAGCTGTTACTGGATTTTGATTCTTTGCCCCAAAGTTTCTAAAGTATACGACCTTCTGTCCAATAATCTGAACAAATCCGTCACGCTGACGGCGAACACGAAGAGTGGTTGCTGGTATGTGACCAACATAGCCAATGTCTCCAGTAGTTGTCCTGCCTACCTCAAGATAGCCATTGCCAGTAGACTGAACGTCTGTAAAGAACTTCATCATTGTGTGAGTAAATGAATCATCATCATTTAAGTTCTCCAGCCAGTCACGTAGCTCAATCTTTAGTCTTTCAATTCTGTTTCGTGCCCGCATCCTTTGACCATCATCCATAGCAGACTCAAGTCGTAGCTGGGTACGATCTGAAATGTGGAAATCATAGCCAAGACCAACAATGTTTTCTACCTTGGCATCAATCGCTGCGTGGTTTGCAAAAGAGGTGTCGTAGTAGTTTGCTAGCTCGTAAAGATTCCATGGCGGTGTGATAACATCGAACATTCCATAGCCATTGCTATATACTGTTCCAGGATTGATTTGCTTGGTGCCTGCCCCGCCAACCCCCTGACTTCTAGAAGAAGCAGATGCCAGATAGGCTGTAGAGGTCGTGTCAAGATCTTTTGGCACCTGAGATTCGTATGCCTTTGCAACACGGTCAGACCTACGCTTAAAATTTTTGTCTAGACCAGAAAGAGATTTTAAATCATCCCACTTTTTATTAAATGGGTCTTGCTTCTTAAAGGTATCATCTTTCGATACCTCATTATCGATCCTTGCACCAAGGATATATTCTTCTGCCATTAGCCTTCGTCTCCGTATGCGTCCAAAGTTTGCTTGGCTGCGATTATTGCACCAAGATCATTTTTAGATGGAATTAGCCCCTGCTTCATTCTATCTACCTGCTCTGAGTATTCCTCGTCAGTAATTCTTTCAGTACCAGCCATAAATACTGGCGTTCCGTCAGGCTCGCCGTAGTGGGCTGCTGCCTCTTTTAGCTTTTGTATTTGCTTCTCGTCGCCCCTGTTAGACGGAATATTTAATACATTGCCATTGCCATCTGTAAACCACTTGCCATCAGACTTCTTCCATACATATGTACCCCAGGCATATCCCTGTGGGTCTACCAAAGTTACTTTTGCTTTGCCAAGAGCTTGTTCAAATGCGTCTGGTTTTTCTGATTTCATAACCACTAGTATACCATACTATAGCGGTTTAACACTAGAGGTAGACCATGCCAATCCATTTATTACTTTATAGGAAGGCTTTCCTATGCCAAAAACAGAATTATCTGCAGTTAATATTTTGTTTGTTCCTGTATATGACTTATAAATGTCAGAAGGATCGATTCCTGAGTAAATTGTAGATGCAATTACGAGAACATCTCGCCATTTATAACTCTGCCCAAGCTCATTAATAAGGCTTAGCCAGTATTCCCAGTCATTTTGGTTTGCTGCCAGAGCATCCCATAGCCTTACAGAGTTTCTTTCAACCTCTTGTAGGCTGCTTGATTCGTAATAAGAGATGTTATTTACCAAGATTGGACCAGTAAACCTAATTGCCCCAACGTAGTTGTCAAAAATAATTGGCTGAGCAAACCTAACTCCTAGTGTAGTCCACTCATTTACGTTAATAACTGGACTGTGAACAATCTTGCCATTAATGTAAAATGCTATGGCAGAAAGCTCTGTGCCAGTATTTGCATCAATTGCGTAAATTCTTGCACGTTTTCTGCTAGAAACAATAGGCTCTACGTAAACTTTGATATAAGAATATGCAGACTGTATTTCAAAAATCTTTACGGCATCTTTGTCAAAGGTGTCTTTGGAGTAATACAAAAACATTTGTGTTGCAATAACACGGTATTCTTCTGCAGCTTTTTCATTTACATTGATCAAAAAGCCCCTGTTAATTAGTGGGTCGTAATCTCCCACCTTTTCAATACCAGTTTTCTTAGTCAGGAATAGGTGCGGAGTACTTCCCTTGTAAATCCTGTAAGGATTTCTTGACTTGTAGTCAAAGTACGATGAATACTTTTGATATGGATAAACTGGAATATTAAATTTTGTGCCAATTGGATTGGCTGAAGAAGCATTGAATGCCTGAGAAGCATACTGAATTCTACGAATCTTAAGCTTATTATTTAGACCGCCACGAACCTTTAGCTCAACGTGAGTTACGATAGCAAGGTCGTTAAAGCTAATATCCTTTGGTGGATAAATAATAGTTCCATCTACAACCTCAAAAGCTGTGTTTAGCCAGTCTCCTGAAAATCTTCCCGCATCGGGATTAATTACATTATTCTTTGATAGTGCCTCTACGTTGTCAAATGCGGCTAGCTGTTTTGTTGCTCCTCCAGATATTAGCTGAAAACTAATGTACGTACGTACAAGCTCATCTCTTGTGTCGTATCTGCTTTGTAAAAGTTTTGTAGTGGCTGGGTAGTCGATGTTAAATTGCAAAAAGTCTAGGTCATAGTAGTTGTCTCCCAAAGAGTTTTGTACATATTGGGAGAAATAAGATAGTGGCAAGTAGTCCTGCCAATATGAATCAGAGTCTACGTCAATTGAGAAGATGCCCAAATTATTTGAAGCAACAAGAGTATAGTTGGCAATGTGGCTAAACGCACCAGAGGTGTCATAGCTTTCTGGGGTACCGCCTTCAAGAACATATAGCCAGACTGCACTGTTATATTGCCCCCCATCTATTTCTAGATTTTCGTCTACCCTAAAGTATGAGTTAATAGCCTCTAGATTTCTGTCTGTTGAAATTCCGACCTTGTATATGCTTCCATCAAACATATTTGTGTATGTGCTGTCTCCAGCAACAAAAAGCAAAAGCTGAGAAGCATTGCTAAAGAAAGAAAGAACGTCTCCACCAAAGTCATTTCCCAGTTGCTCAAACGACGCACCTGTTAAGATTGGACTGTTTAATACTACACCAGAGGTAGATCCAATCAATTGCTCATTACCACGAATGTTAATAATGTAGTCTATTTGATCAAACACTAGCTTGGCGGTAAAGGAGTCTCCAGTAACCTTGTTTACGATTTTAAATAGTAGCTTTTCGTCATATGAGAATGAGCTAATGCCAAAAATCAAATATAGTCCAGCTGGTGATTGTCCAGCCACAGATATGTCATTAAATCTAATAAATCCAGGATTGCCACTAAATGTACAGTATGGCTGATTGGCTGCGTATTGAGATGCAAACCAAGTTTCATAATTGGTTGATTGGAAAACAAAATCTGGCAATTCGTGTGTAGGGGTTGATAATGTATTTTCATCTGTTAGGACGTTTTCAGAAATACCCTGAGTCCACCTACCCATATCTGGGTAGTGATAATTATTTGTATAGTCTGCAACAGAGTAGTCAATGAAGGCTGTAGATGC